TCTTCTTTAATATATGTCCGACAATTATAATACTCAGAACGAGAAACCTTATTACATCTTCTCGCTGAGTGATGATGCGATTGATAAAATTCTAGAGTATCAAGAGACTCTAGATGAGGATGCATGGATTCCTATGCATCAAAAATATGAGGACAATGAAAACTACAGGGTGTGTGACATTCATGCAGTCCTAGCAGATTCATATCCAGCACTCATTGGTACTGACTGTTTTAACTTCATTAATAAGCAGAAGTATCAGTTTGATATCGATCTATTCGAGTATCAGATGATGAGATATGAGATCGGAGGTAACTTCGATTGGCACTGTGACTATGGTATCTCCCCACAGGCAGACTACTGGAGGAAACTCTCACTGACTATTCAACTCAGTGATCCAGACGAGTATGAGGGTGGAGAGTTAATTATTGTTGACTACTTTAATCAGTGGCAGCAGATGCCTAAACAGAAGGGAACTGCTGTTATTTTTGATGCCCGCTGTCCTCACAAGGTAAATCCAGTGACAAAGGGTCAGAGATCTGCTATCGTCGGTTGGGCGAATGGACCAAAGTTACGCTAGAGACCTTTTGTATCTGAGTTATAAGTCATCTTAGTATCCCTGTTGATATAGTCCGACGACTTATTATATCTGAGAGATGTCTTCATATCAGAGACGAATGTGGATAGATATGATCTTTTGAGAAGACGAATGTTTCTCTTCTCTTCATTCGCTCTAGTCTCATCTAGATAGTTTGTGACACCGATAACTGGATTCAAAGTAAGATTGCCATTATCGGGGTCAGCGATGGTAAAGGTGGAGTCTACGACTAATCCAGCAGGAAGAATGAGTCTTCCCATACTATCCTTTACTTCAGTCGTCTCATAATATTTTACAGCATTTAGATCCTGAAAACCATACTTATCTAGAGCATAGTCATACAGAGTTTTGCTAGTAAGAGGCCATTCTGATCTAGCATTTGTGATACCAGCAGTCAGAAGAACTACCCAATCATATTTCAGATTACCATAAAATTTCTGGGCAACATCTTGAGGTCTTTCTCCCTCTACGATAGTGTACTTTTGGAAGTATGTTATTGAGTTTTTGAGATCATCTCTCAGTTTTCCTCTTACAAAGAGGTTTTTTGTGGTAATATAGTTTTCTACCGATGGACTATCATCCAGTGGGTTCCTGATCGTTATGTTGGGTAATTGTGAGAAATAGTGACTAGCCATTAGTAACCAACTCCGTTAGCGTTGTCTTGAAGAGTATCAAAGTCTTCGCGATAGATGGGATTCAGTTCAGTGAAGGATAAGGACATGTTCATATGAACGGGTGTCCCATCTTCATAAGTAGCATATGTATTGCTAGCAGTGTAGTTTACACTGACATTTCTAAGAGCACAAATCTTAAATGCGTTTAAGAATGGGTGAGTATTGCCACCTTTCATGTAAGTGAGACGGAATACATCGGGTGCATTTAAGAAACCGAGAGTGTCTGGACTCGCTTTTGGTACGCTCGCCTCTTTAATTGCTCTAATAATCGATTTTACATTGTTTGCCTCTTTCTTTGTTCTGGGGACAAAGTTAAATGCAAAGTTGAACGATCTAGTAGAAACACTTTGGAATAATAATTCGACATTCTGGTTAATAATTTGACCAGTAGATCTAGCGAGCAAACCATTTAGTGATGTGTTAGCACCTAGAAGATTTGCAGCACCAGCAATGGCAGCAGTTTTTGCATAGTTAATAATGTTCGTGCCAGCAGAACCACCCATAACTCCACCAGCTTCATTAATAGTATTTTTAAGCACATTTAATGCTTCTGTTGGACTATCGGAGTTAACAGTTTTGGCAATTTGACCTACTCCAAACGCAGCAGCGTCATTTAATCTGTCCTCTCCCCATCCAGCAGAGTTGCTATCAGCGATATTACCTGGGATTGGTAAGATAATAGTTGTCTCTGCAGAAGCTGCAGATAATCTAGACGATGCTCTAGATGTTGTATTGGTATCTGTGTTGAAGAGACTAGATAAACCCGTGTTAGCATTGCTTAGGTCCGTAGCACCTTCACCAGCAGGTTTATATTTGATAATTTCTAGACGCAGATAATCTGTACTACTGTCTATGATATCATCTGGATACCTAAGAATTGATGCCATTACGCACTAGGTTTTTAGTTATTTATGAGCTCATACGGAACTTGGCATAAGATAGAGACCTAGCGTCTTCTAATTCATTCGCTTTGAGTACATAAAACTTACCAACAACCTCTTCCCAGGTATAATTTCTCTGCCTATTCCAGTGGAAGTTAAATCCTTTGATCCCCCATTTTTGCACTTCTGTGCAGACGATCAAGGGGAATTCGTCATATGTAATATTTGGTGTTTTTGCCTGATATATGAATGTATAAAATCCTCCCACTTCTGGTAGGAGTGCTTCCTCGTCCAGAACACTGATAACCTCTTCCATGATAGTATCGGGTTCTTCAATACCCGTAAACTTATCAACAACTGGTTGAAGTCTGCTCATATGCCTAGTTCGTTTTCTGTGAGAATCTTAAACTCAAGTCTTCTGTCAGCACAAAACTCTCTAGCAGCCTCCCATTTTGCCTGATTTTTGGCATATTCGGTCACTTCTCTAATATATTTCTTAGTTTTTTTGGACTGTGGGGTTGGAGGAGTGCATTGTTTTTGTGGTTTTACCTCAATAATGTACTTTTTAACCTCTCCAGAGAGATTTCTCACTTTTATGTAGAAATCGGGGAAGTAACGATGGATTCTGTTGTCCAGAGGTGAACGATATGGGATGACGATTTCTTCGCTTCCCCACTCTAGAATATTTTCATTCTTATCACAATACACCATGAACTTTCGTTCCCACAAACTGCGATAAATAATGTTGCGATGGTCTCCCCGATATTTCTGTGTATTTGAGGGTCTAAATTTACCCGAGTACGCCATACATACTGTAAGATTCAACAAAGGTATTTATTGTGCCATTACCAAGAGCAAGGTCAACTTCCTCGATGCTTTCGTTATTTGGTAAGGTCGCCACGACCAACAACTACGAAGTGTACTTCACGGGGTTTGGTGCTTTGCAACAACTGCAAGGTTACATCACTAAAAAAGAACCTAGAGTTGGTAACTATTTTATTACCAGAGACCTTGGTCTGCTGTGCAATAGAGCAGAACTTCCTGGAAGTAGTTTTGGTACGACTCAAATTGAAGGCGATAGAATGGGCATAACTGAAAAGTTTGCTCATACTAGAATTTACACTGATACAAGTTTTACATTTTATGTTGACACTGATTACAGGGTCATTAAGTTTTTTGAGTTGTGGCAGGAGTTTATTGCATCTGGTTCTAACACAGATGGGGTTGATCCCAGAGAGAGGGCATACTATTATAGAATGATGTATCCATCTGAGTATAAAGTACAGACAATGAAAATCCTTAAGTTTAATAAGGATCATTTCAGAGATGTACAGTATACTTTCATAAATGCATTTCCTGTTAATGTAACTTCTATGCCAGTTTCTTATGGAAATGCTCAGCTTTTAGAATGCACCGTTACATTTTCATATGATAGATATTTCTTCGGGGATATCTCCTCCTTAGTATCAACATCTAGTATTGCACCAGTCTCCGATACACCACCTGCACCAGGAAACGAGTCCTTCAGAGATGTGGAAAATGCAGCAATCGCTTCTGGTTATTCAGATGTGAATGCTCAAAGTCTCACACTTAACGATACATCTAACGCTTCTCTAAGCAATAATTACTTTGGGGATGCTAACGGTGCTGGAGATTTTACTCCCCTTGAGGAGTGACGCTAAATAAATCACTGACATACTCATCATGCCATTACCTAAGATTAGTGCTCCTACATTTGAGCTGACTATCCCATCTACAGGAAAGAGGATTAAATATAGACCTTTCCTGGTAAAAGAAGAAAAAGTTCTTGTCATTGCGATGGAAACCAATGACTTGAAGCATATTGCTAGAGCAGTTAAAGATGTGCTCTCCGCATGTATTCTGACTAGAGGTGTTAAAGTAGATGAGTTATCTACATTTGACATCGAGTATCTCTTCCTGAATGTTAGAGGAAAGTCTGTTGGTGAGTCCGTAGATATTCTGGTAACATGCGAAGATGACGGCACAACTCAAGTTCCTGTGACTGTATTCATCGATGAAATTCAGATGAAGCATGATCCAGAACATACTGATACTATTGTTCTGGATGATGATCTAAAGATGAAGATGAAGTATCCTTCTCTGGATCAGTTTATTAAGCAGAACTTTAATATCACTGAGACCAATGATTTTGATCAATCTTTTGAGATGATTGCTAGCTGTGTCGATCTAATCTATAATGAAGAAGAGACCTGGACACAATCTGATTATACCAAGAAGGAAATGAATGAATTCCTTGGTCAGTTAGGATCTAAGCAGTTTAAGGACATTGAAAAGTTCTTTACTACGATGCCTAAACTATATCATGAAATTACTGTAACCAATCCAAATACTGAACAGCAAAATACTATTGTTCTGGAAGGACTGGCAAGTTTTTTCAGCTAGCGATGTTGCATACTGACCTTGTAAGTTACTACAGGGTCAATTTTGCCTTGATGCAGCATCATAAATATAGCTTGAGTGATCTTGAAGACATGATTCCCTTTGAGAGGGAAATCTATCTTACCTTATTACAGCAATATATTGAAGAGGAAAACTTAAAGGCACGACAAAATAACGGCGGAACTTTCTAATGGCAGCTGTACCACAAACAAATCTTTTGCCAGCTGGTAGGTCTAGCACTCCTGAGGGAACTGTAGTTAACCCAGGAGCTCCTGCTGGATATATTGATGCCAAGAAGTTCGGTCGTATTACTAGAAGTATATCTGTTATCAATAGAAACCTTGCAGGAATTACTCAACTCCTGCAGAAAGATTTAACACAAGGTCAGGACGCACAAGTACAGCAAGACCTGCGCGATAAGCAACGAGTAGATAATATTAAGAAAGAGAAGAAAGAGAACTTTATTGAGGGTGCGATTCAAAACACTCTCGTTAAACCAGTTAAGAAGTTAGGGAAAAAGGCGACAGATGTCTTTGGAAACTTCTTCAAAGCTCTTACTATGATCTTTGCTGGATGGTTAATTGATAAGGGAGGTAAAGCATTAGCAGCGTTCCAAGCTGGTGATACCAACACATTATTGACTATTAGAGATAATGTTCTCAAAGCATTTGCTGTTGCTGGTGGCATATTTTTACTGTTAAATGGCGGTATTCCGCTAATTTTTAGTGCAGTTAGTGCGCTTATTGGCACTATTGTATCTACAATTCCAGCGATTTTAGCACTGTTAGCAAACCCTGCCGTATGGATTGCTGCTGGTATTCTTGGTGCTGGAGTAGCATTGACCGCGTTCCTGACAAATGAAGAGAGTTCTCAGACTCCAACAACCAAGAGGATTCGAGAGTCAGTTAGAACGGAGGGAACAACATCTACACTGGAAAAACTTCAGAAAGAGTTAGAAGAGAAAACGAAGAGAAGATCGGAGTTGAATGTCTTTAACCCATTAGAGTGGAACGAGTACATGTCGCTCGGAACCGAGATTGCTGAGTTAAAAGAAAACATAGAAGCAGTTTCTAAGGGTTATGAATCTAAAAATGATCCTATGTATCGTCGTGGACTACCACCAGCGAAGGAACTTCTAGGAGATGTCTTCTCTGCTGCAGCTTTTGATCAATTTGAAAAGGATGGGATTACTGACGAACAGCGTCTTGTTTTTGCACAAATGGCAGATATCTCAAAGAGAATGTCTGGAAATACGAAAGCGCAGGATGATGCAAGAGCTCGACTTAAAAAGGCAAGTGGATCGGATAAAGATAAAATCCAAGAAGAACTTAAGAAACTGGAAGCAGAGTCTAAAACCATTACGGGAGATGCTGGAAAGATTGACAGTAAGGTTCTTACTGATGCACAAAAAATGTTACTGCTAACCATCAGTAATAAATCATTCCAGCAAGCTGAAGGTCGTCCAATGACTGTGGGCGATAAAGAGACGGCAGAGTCTCTAATGATACAGGCTGACATGCTCACAAAGGTTTCCGAATATAAGGTTACTGAGGAATCTAAGATTACTACACCAGGTGGATCCACAATCTCTAAACCCGAAACTTCTCAGGAGACTGAAGTCGAGTCTGGAGAGAAATCTACTACCATTCCTGGTGCTAAAGAAGAAAAGACTTCTCCTCCCAAGATGCAGCCCGTGAAGAATCAAAGCTTGGAGCAGACTATAACACAACCATTTAAGAAAGAATCAAAAGTTCAAATAGTTCCATTCAATTATCAGGATAATGCGAGTGGGTATGAGGGTGATGAAAATTATAGAGAAGGTGAAGCAACTGGTATCCCAGATATGAACACATCAAATCCTAATAATGATTATCTATTGCACTTTAGAACCGTATATGGTGTCGGTAAATGAAGCTAGTACCAACATACGAAGTAATTAATACGATTGATATTGGACTTACAGGAGTCTTACAAGCGACTCTTGGTCTGAAAAAAGTAGTTAAGAATAAAGTAGACGCAGATAAAAAAGCAATCGTTGCTAGAGATCTTGCAGCATTTAGAGCAAATGATGCTGAGAAAAAAGTTAATGCCGAAAAACTTCTCGAAGCAAAGAAACCAGAGTCCCAGATTGGACCTGGCGGAGCAAATAACGCATTAAGTAAAGGTGGAGGACCATTCCAAAGACTGTTAAAGGCACTCGGTGCCATTATCGTTGGATTTGTCTTAGATAAGTTACCTCAAATTATTAATGAAGTCAATCGAATTAGATTGACTGTGCAGAGAATTTTCCAATCCATTAAAAAGATGTGGGATACTGCTGTTGACGCTATCACATCTATCATGGATGTTGGAAAGCAGTTGTGGGATAATATAATCAATTTAGATTTCTTTGACAGTGAAGGTAAACTTAGAAATAAAATTGATGGTGCAATAAGTGATGTGAATAAAGCTCAAACTGACTGGAAGTTTGAGATTCAAAATATTCAAGATTCTATTAAAGATTGGGTAAATGGTAAAGGTGTAAAGGATATTAAAGCAGCACTAGACGCAGGTGGATCTCAGGTTACAGAATCTGGATCAACATCTACACCATCTTCAACTCCTAGTATTAGTTTAGCTGAGAGTG